GCTTTTGTAAATCGCTGTTTTTGAGCGATTTACTGCACCGGGCGGGGGTCGAACCCACAACCTCTGCCTTTAGGTCTGTGTTCATATATGATCGTTCCTGTTCGTTTTTGCCTGTATATGCTTGTCCGTGAATGTCTCGTTTGCTACGCCGTGCTACGCACACGACGCGATCTCGATGGCTTCCACTTACACGCGAAAAGACAGTCCCTACATTTGGATGCGGTTCCTTGACGACGCCGGCGAATGGCAGGGCAAACCGACATCCTACAAAAAGGATAATATTGGCGACCAACGGCAAGCCAAGTTGCTTGCCCGCCGAAAATCCGAACTCGAAGCCGCCCGACGCACTGTATGCGGAATGCAGCTCGCCGATTGGGTTTTGCCCTGGCTGATTGCCAAATACGGAAAGAACGGCACCACGACCCTCGACGTGTACAAACGCATGTGGCGAGCCCTCCAACGCTACCACGCCGAACATAAGATCAAGACGGCACCGCAGATCAGCCGAGGGTTCATCATGTCCTATCTCGCCTGGCGGATGGAAAACGGCGCAGGCCGTAATCAGGCGATCGATGAAATCAAATTCATGGGGATGATCGTCGACGAGGCGATTCTCCTCGGGCATTGCTCCGCGAACCCGATCCGGAAGCCCGGCCTCAAAAAGAACGCCACGAAGGGAAAGGAGATCTGGACCGACGAACAATACATCGAGGTCGAAAAGCACATTCTGAAAACAAAATGCCATTGGCAGCAGTGCTCGTTCTACTTCGGAAAGTTCCAAGCCTGCCGGCTCCGTCAATGCCAGGTGCCGCTGCGCTGCATCCGGTTCGATCTCAATACCATCCAATACCCCGACATCGTCGTAAAGGGCGGCGAAGCCTACGCCCAACCGATCGATCCGCGTTTCCGGCCGATCCTCGAGCGACTGGTCGAGAATGCCAAGGCCCAAGGCTTGAGGGTGCTCTGCGAGATCCCATGGGATGCCTCGCTCCGCTGGCGCGTGACACTCGATCGATGCGGCTTCGAAGATATCTGCCACCACGGGCTTCGAGCTTCGTGGATCACTCGCGCCGCGGAGAACAGAGTTTCCGAGAGCGAGGCCATGGCCTTTTGTCACCACAAGGATCGCGAAGTTCATCGTATCTATAAAAAAGTTAGCGTAGCCGCGATAGCTCACGTTCCAGCCGCTGTTCCTTTTCCTGGCGAACCCTCGCGCCCCCTCGGCCCTCTGGCCTCGGATTCTGCGCGAGCCAGTTCAAGTAATGCCGAGGAGTCGTCGTCGTCCCATAAAGCATCACGTAGCCGCGCGCGACGTCCTCCGTCATTTGCTGCCGCCGGAAGTTCAAAAAAATAGCGACCTCCCGTTTTTTCAGCGGCGAATCCATGGTTGCCGAGATCACCTTTTTGCCGCGTTGGATTTCGACGGTCATTTCGCCGATGCCTCCAAGAGAGTTGTTGGAAATTCCAAGAGCTTGCCGCTCGGGAGTTCGATCCCGGAGAACGAGAGACGGCCGTACCGATCCGCGGAGCAACGGACGCCGTAGAAATAGCCCCAACGGATCCGCTTGATTCCAAGTTGCCTCAGCAGACGGACACCGCGCGACCGTTTCTCCCAGGCTTGCAAATGCAGCACGCCGGCGGAATTGCGAGCATCGCTATTCCATCCGCCGTTTGAGATCGGCCAGATCCCGAAAGAATCGAGCTCCTCGATTTTCATGCTGGCACCGCTTTGGCAGCCTTTGTCTCTTCGACTCGGCGAAGCACGGTTGAAAAATCGTTGATGCGGTAGGCTCGACGCGCAATCTCGTCACTTGCGATCACCGAGCCAAGCCAACCGTCCATCCCTTTGTGCTCCGCAAACCACTCCTTTCGCTGACGCCACAACCGCGCGTCTTGCTTCGCGCGCAGAATCTCTTTTGCAAAAAGAGATTCATACTCCCGAAGGGTCTTGCTTCGGGAAGGCCCCTCGATCCCGCCCATGTTGGATCCACCATGCGCGACACGAGAAGTGCATTTCCAAAGCACAGTGACGTATCCCCCCGTTTCTTGGATGGACTGATAGAGTCCCCAGGCCATCGCCGCAGCCGCGGATTCAGCTTTCACCACAGCAGCCAACCTAGTGACTTTTGATTGCGTAAACCGGATCTCGATTTTCACGCCGCGGCCTGGTGAGGAGTTTTTGCCGCAGCCTTCGCCGCCTCGACGTGCTCTGTGAGCAGCTTTGCCGCATGCTGGCGGAGGCTTCGGAAATTCTTTCCCGCATCCTCCTCGAGATATTCGGCGACCCAGGCTTTCACCGGAACGCTGATCGTTGGATCCTTTTCCTCTTTCGATGGTGCCTTGCTCTTTCCTGCCATAGCTTCATACTTAATAAGTTCTTAATAAGTTTCAACAATTTTGTTGAAGTTTTTTAATATTTTGCAAACCTTTGGCGCATGGCAGGCAAAACCAACCCGCTTCCCCCGGGGACCGTCAATCTCACGACGAACATGCCCGAGGAGCTGAAGCGCGAATTAAGATCGCTCGCCAAAGCAAGCGGCATGAGCCTAAACAAGTATTGCGCGCGCGTCCTCGAGGGCGCCGCCCGCAAGAAGATCGTCTATGAGACGATCGAGCGATCCGGAATCATCGAACTCGCGCGTGACGCGGAAGATTCGCAGAAACAGCAGGCCCCGCGACACAGGCAGGGCGGAGCATAATCGCGGCCCTTCCGACAACCGAAATGTATCTCGCCGACCTCCTGGATGAAAAAATCATCCACTGGCCCCTCTCGGGGAGGTAGGACAGATTGCCCTAATACCAAAGTGTGGCCATTCAGCCACACTTTTTTCCACACCGGCCCCCTAGGCTTCGGCCCGTGCCCCGCCGTGCCGTCACTCCTCGAAACATTTGCGGCCCCCGAGTGCGACAACTGCGGGACAAAATGGGCTGGTCACAAGCCAAGCTCTCCGCTGAATGCCAACTTTCCGGCTGGGACATCGGACGCGAAACGATTGCACTGATCGAATCGCAAACGCGATGGGTCGGAGATTTCGAGTTGAAGACACTCGCCAAGGCGCTGAAAGTTCCCATCGCATCCCTAGTCGGCGATTAAGGTTCTGTTCGCTCGCTCATGGCCTACGAAACGCACATTCCCGATCCCGCCGCGCTCCCGGTACCGGCGGACGAAATCGCCAGGCGCATCGAGAAATGGGGGCAGACGCGGCCGCCAGTCCTCAAGCAGATCGAGAGTTTCATCGTCCGCCGCGATGGCAAGGTCGGAGACGTCGGAATTCAAATCTCCCGCTACTGCGAGCCCTTCATCGATCCCGGGCGATGGATGTATCTTTACGAGCTCCACGCCGGCGAGTGCGCATGGGAGATCCGACAGAATTTCTTCGATCTCGCCGAGTGCCGCCAGGCCGCCAGACGCCGGGCCGAATCGATTGACACCCAGTTTTTATACAAGGCCGTATACGAGCGCAAAAAGCGCGAGGAAAAGAACGCCGCATGGGATTCCGCGCGGCTCCGCTCGAATATCGCGGCGCCGCGCGATCGGAAGGGCAACATCCGCCGGTGAAAGCGGTTCGTCGGAATGGATCAACCTATCCCGGGGCGCGGCCCAGCTTCATCCACCATTGCTCGAGCTCGTCGTCGCGACGCAGCCAGCCCGCGAGGAATTTCTTCCGCGTTGGATTCGCCGCGATACCGCGATAGGCAAGATCGGCCTGATCCTCGATGATGTCGGCCAGCTTCCGCGGATCCTCGAGCTTCGATGCCTCGATCGTTTTCGGACCAATGTCGCGATCGACGCGGCAGGATCCGCCGCCCGGGATCTGATTGATCGCGGTTTGGAGCAACCACGCCGCGCGGCCAAGTCCCATATTGACCGCAAAATTCGCCGTCACCTCTCCGACCGGCCAAGCCAGATCCGGAGCTCGGGACGCGAGCCAATAGCGGTTCCAGTAGACGTCCACGATCGCCGCCGGCGTCGGATAGTCGAATGGGAATCCCGGATGGCTCGCCTGGTCAATGCCGGCGAACGTGAGCCCCCCGCTGTCACCCGACACCTTCTCTGGCCGGATGTTTTGCGTCCCGGAATAGAACTCGCACTCGTGATCCAGGATGAACTTCAGCCAGAGGCTGAACCGCGGACTCTTCAGCGCTCCGGCCGCCGAGACGATATCGGCGATTCTCATTTCGCCAGGCCCGCGAAAATCGACCCATTTCGACCCGCAGCCGGCGCGAGAGGCCAACCAGGCAGCGTCGCCGGAGGGTTGTATTTCGCGGTAAGGTCGACACTGCCATATTTTTCGTCCTGCCCGATCGGAACTCGAAAGGTTACACAGCCGGCAAGAAATCCGATGCCGAAAGTGAGGAAAGCGCAAAGGACGACAACGGATGCGACCTTTCGCGCGGAGGGCGGAGTACTGGGATTTGCGTCCGCTCCAAATCCGCCGTGAAGCGATTGAAGGATCGCCGCAGCAATCGCACTGGAGACCGCCAGGACCGCCTTATATTTCGGCGGGATGAGATCGGCGACTGCGCCGAGTTGATACGAAAGCCCAGCGATAAACGCCAAGAGCCAGAGGAGGGCGGAGCCCGTAGCCGCGAGAGTTGTTTTCCAATTCACACACGCCGCCGCGTGTCAAACTAGGGGAGTTGCGAACGCACGCCGCGTGGAAGATTCTCCCGCACCATATGCAAAAGCCGGCGTGTCTTTTCCTCGCTAGCCGTCTGCGCGGCGATCGCACCGCTCGCAGCATGCAGGACAGTCACCACCTGACCATTGATCTTTTCCAGTGTGGAAATGTGAGCATTCAACGCCGTGACGTGCTTTTCGTTAAGTAACTTCATTTCGTCTCGCATCTCCTTCTCCCGGCGCTCATCCCGCGTGATAAGCCACCGGATTGCGCAGCCCCCGGCTAGGTACGTCAAAATGATGGCGGCAAGGAAAAGCGCACGGTCCGATTGCCCCGACGCCTCCTTTCCGGCTTCCAGCACCTCCCCAGGCCCCATGGCTAGCGCAGTGCCGACGCAGGCGACACTCGAGAAAAGGAAAATGAAAGTGCGGATCATGACGGGCGATTATCTGTTCTTCACCAGCAGGCAGGCTTGACTCAAATCAGAGACGTGGTACGGCTTCACTATGAAATGGCTTCGTAAGCTTTGGGATTTGTATCTCGCAGAAGTCCGAAAAGCGCCGCAAGACGAGTCCGACGAAGACTATTTCTTTCGCGTCGGCTGGTAGGCATACGCGCTATTGATCGATTACCACCGTCACGCGTTGAGTAAACGCGGTCGGATCAATCGAGCTCCCGGTCGGGTTGTAAGCGGTCACTGTAACCGTGTCGTTTGAAGTAACGGCGGCGGAAATTTGCAAACCTTGCGCCAGCGGCACGCCGAGTTGAGTCGTCATTCCCGCACGAGCTCCATACATCGTAACCGTCAGCGCCTGAGTGCTACCGGCGGAGACGCTCGGGAAATCGAGGGAGAGGTCGCGATATATTCTCCCCTGCAATGCCGCCACCACATGGGCGGAAATCAATGCATGGCCAGCGTCGTTGGGATGTAGTGCTGGCGAGTCGAAAAAGTAAGTAGCCGGCGAGCCTGTATCGACGAAAAGATTGTAGGTGTCCACGAACGGCACGCTTTGAGCAGCGGCGGCGGCCGCCTCCCCGACGAGATAGGCAACCTGCTTCGTCGAGTTCGCATATCCGTTGTACGGTGCCGAGACCAGGACCGACCGTAAACGCTTCGCCTTTGCCGCGGCGATGATATTGCCCAGCGCCGTCGTGCAATTTCCGATAATCGTCGAACTCCCATTCGTGACCGCATCCCCGAGCTGGTCATTGGTTGTGTACATGACGACAAAATTATTGGCGGGGATAGCGAGCAGGGAAAGATACCGGTCAACACCCGTCGTATAATTGGTCGTCGTACCGAGGAGCGCGCTAGACGCGCTCCCGGCATTGTATTCTCTCGATCCTATAGTCCGCGAAACTACAGCCGACCAACGCTTGTCTCCACTTGTCGCTCCCTGCCCGGAGGTGATCGAGTCCCCCAAAAACAGCGTACGCCCGCCGATCGGATTCATTCGGCCCGTCGCCACTTGCAGTTGATAGATCGCGTTGCCAAGGGAGTTGCAATCAGCCGAGGTCAACGAGGTTCCGATAAAATAAAATCCGAGCTTCCCACGCTGCCACCAGTCGGCCCCATTCCAAGTCTCATGGAAAAGATGCACATTCGAAGTCAGAGTCGTTGTCCCGGCGGACGATGTTTGCTCGCGCGCGCTGATCGCCTCCCAAAAGATTTTAACCGACGTTGCATCCCAAGTTTCCATCTTTACCCCGACGCCCGGATGAGCGCCGTGCCCGAGAGTCGTTCCGGCGTCGTTGATCAAATTTATCCCGTCATAGGCTACAGAAATGTGCGAAGTACCAGTCGCTGGAGAATCGCCCATGAATCCATAGCCTGGCGATTGAGTGTCCTCGGTGAGCTGGCAGGTTCCATAGGAAATATTTGTCGCACTGAGAGACTGAGCAGACGGAACCACACCTGTATCGAGGTACTTCGAAGAATTCGAATTTGAGCCCGTCCCGATGCCATCGATCGGAGTGTAGTCGCCGGAAACAAAATTATGATTGGAAAGGCTTCCGCCGGCGCCCGACGCAGCCTTTAGCTTCACGAGTGCGGCCGCGAGATTACTCCCAAGCATAGGTGAACAGTCCACCAGCTTCGTCCACCAGCCGTCCCGCTTGCCCGCTGATACGAAGGCATCCACCGCAAATAAGGTTTGCGCATCGATGGAGCCACCAGCCGTTTGAATTGCCGTGGCATAGGCGGCAGTCTCCGCCTGGATAGGCGCCGGTGGCGCCTGGTACGCGATCGCCTGCTTGATCCGCTGAGGTGTCATGGATCTAGTCGCCGTAACCGAGCCGGCCTCCATCTCAGCCTGCGTTGCCGGCGTTTGTATCGGTTCGGCTCCCACATCCGATGCGGTGAGGGTGAGATTCCCTGTCAGGGCGTGAGAGTTGATCGTGAGAGTCTGAGGAACGAAAGCCGTACTCGTATACGCATTGCTTCCAAGCGTCCCGCCGGCGCCGATGTTCAAAGTAGAGCCGTCGGCGCCCGTCAACGTGAGAGTATTGCTCGCCCGGAAGGACTTGCCTGGATCGACGCGGATGTCCGATTGCAAAGATGTCCCAAAACGCATTTCGAGCGAGCCACCGAAGCTACTTCCGAAAGAGAGCCGCAACTCTCCGGACGCGCCCGGCACCACCGGACCGCCTTGACTTGCAAGGGAGAGAAATCCGGCACCATTGCTTCCGACGATGGTGAGCGATTTGTGAGTGACATCATTGCTCGACCCCAAGGAAAGAGCCGTGCGCGCGGTCGCATAATCTGCCGTCGCGAGGAGCGCCTCCAAATCGCTGGAGAGCATGATTCCCGAGAACGTATCGAGATTCGAGCTATGAGGCTGCTTTCCAGAGATCGCCGTTTCCGCCGCGCTACCCGTTTTGATGCTGGTCGCCTCGAGAGCGCCGCCCGCATCCGCTTTGAGTGTGGCTCCCGACTTGACCTTGGCATCGCCCGTGATCTGGAGATCCCGGAATTGCGCAGTCGCGGAGGCGACGACGATGAACGAAAAAAGAAACGCTTTAGATGACTTCGACATTTGAATGGAGTTTGTAATTTGCGGCCGCTGGAGCGTCAGAAAGGCGGAGAGTGAGCTTTTCCGCGGTGATCGAGACGGGAGACGGGAAGAGCGAAACAGCCCCTTCCGGCGCAATGACCGCAAGCGAGCGGATGAATGGTGTTCCGGTCAGTGCAGGATCGAAATCGATCTCCACGATTTGCTCTCCCTGGACGAGGTCCGTGATCTGGAGATTACGCGTGGCGATACCAGGAATGGTGGCCCCGTCGGCATCGGTGAGGATTTCGGCCGCCCAATACACCCAACAATCGTCGCTCGCAGTATGATCGCTCAGCTCGAAGGCGAAACCTTCCGCCGTCACTTCGTCGACAGGATTCGCGAAGATCATCGTTTGTCCGGCCGGCACCAGAACTTGCAGACTAACAACCGGCACCCCGATCATTTCCGGGTTGAAAGCAACGACGCCGGCGCCGACATCGTTGCCGAGGCGGATCATGCCCGATTGCTTCGTCGCGCTCGAGGCGAGCGGGATCCGAATCTCCCCGGCCATGCGAGCCTTGCGGATCTCGAAAGGAATATCGTTGACGATGAACTCCCGGGTGCCATCGCCAGGAAGGATCCGGATCTCGCCGACGGCCGACATCACTTGCGGCGCGTCGTCAGCCATGAAGAGCGGGGAAAGCACGTCGTTATCGAGATCCAGTCGAAAGACGTAATATGTTCCGCTGCCCTCGCTCACCGACTGCCAGCTCGTCGCCTTCACAATCAGCGACTGATTTCCCGCGGACAGGAAAACACTCATCGAGCCGAGCGCAGAATCGCCCAGGGCCTCGGGAACACCGGCCACGACGGATCGGACCGCGATATCGTAGCAACCCGGCCAACGGAGGGGGATCGCCTTCGGCAACGCAGCATTGAGCCAGGTGCGCGCCTCATTGGCGGAGCGTTCGAGATTGAACTGAAGCATGTCACCCGCGAGCGGGTGTCAAATCACGGCGGCGGAACTTCGGACCAGTTGTTGACCGGGCATTTCTCGGTGGCCATGAGGTGCTTGATCTGACCGCAGCCGCACCGCTCGCAAGCGCCAATCCAGGGCGGCGTATCCAGTGGACGCGCGGGACATCCCTTGCAAATGGAGACGCGACGCAAATATTCCTCACGGGTGACGACCCGAAAACCCGCTCGCGTGAACCTGACGATCGCGCGCGTGACATTCGAGAAAATCTCCGTGGCGTCTGGAAGTTGCCAAGGCTCGGGACTGTATTCCGCTCGCAAGGCATCGTATGCCTCTCGCGTGAGCTCGACGATCCCCTCCGCCTCGATAACGCGCCCCGCCGCCTTCACGGCGTCGACGTAGCCAGGCGGGCGATAAGGAGCAAGGGATTCGATCTGAGCAATTCCGAATCGGACGGATGGTATCATGGCTACGGAGCGGGTAAGTCTTGGAGTTCGCAGGTGATCGAGAAATTCCACGCCGTGCCGGTGTCGCCTTCGCAGTTGGGCGTAACGACGACCCGAATCCCAGTGGTCCCCGCCGGCACGGCGACATTGTCGGCGGCGGAATCCGAGATGCAGCCGGTATCAGCGAGCAACTGGCCCCCTGTTTGTGCGTAGATCCGAAACTGATCCTTGATCGTGTAAGCCTCGAACTGCCAGTTGAGCCGAAGTTCTTTGCCCTCGGGAGCAGCCGGCACGGGATAGGTCTGATCAAATCCCTCATCGCCGCCGCTACTGTCCTGATTGGCATTACACACGCTGCAAGGTTGATCGAAAGAGGCCGTGCCATCTTTCGTCGAACTCGCACCGTATTGCAGTCCGACGTTCGTAATGACAGCGCGAACCGTGTGGACGTGCCCGGGCTCCGAGGTGGTTGCTTCAAAATCAGCGCTTACCGAGTCTCCCGAATCAAAGATGCTGCCACCCGGCTTATCCTGGTCCGCATAGTGAAACGTAACTTGATAGGCGTCATGCGCGGCCACGTTGGATGCCGTGCATGTGGCCGTCAGCTTTCCCTTGGCCTCGTCGCAAACGGCCGTAACCGTCACGTCGAAGGTTGCCGCGTGCGGCGGTGGTGGCGGAGGAGGCGGTGGAGGGGGAGGCGGAGGCGGTGGAGGAGGATCCGTATCGCCACCACCACCGCCGCCGCCGGGGCCTGTCGTTCCACCGCCACCGCCGCCAGGGCCAAAGCCGCCGCCGCCGGGGCCGGTCGTTCCACCACCGCCGCCGTCGCCACCACCAGGACCACCGCCACCGGTGGTCGTACCGCCGCCTCCTCCCCCTGGCACTCCAATTCCAATGCCAGGCTTTGGCGGAGCGGGCGGCGCTGGAGGTTTAGGATCTCCGATCACAGAGACAGCCGTCGACGCGCTCGCGCTGCCGACGCTATTGGTCGCCGTGAGAGTGAACACGCGAGACGTCGAACCCATCGTAAAATTGAGAGAGCTACCCGTCACCTTCCCTATGCCAGAGATCGAAATCGATGTTGCGTTAGTCACCGACCATGCCAAAACCACATTGCCCTTGGCGGCCGTCGTGGACGGAGTAGCCGTAAAGCTGACGATCACCGGAGCTGGCGCAACCGGAGGCTCCGGCAATGTCTCGCTATCCACCTCCGCCGTCGTCCAGTCCAGTCGAAGGAAGTGTTGGCGGCTCCAGTCCGTGGCGCGCACGACGCGCAATGGCTCGGATTCATCGGCATCCGTCTTGGGATCGTCGACCGTCTCCAGATACCAGAGTCCCCTATAGATATGGAACCAATGGATGCGATCACTAACGAGCCGGACCCGCTTGCCCGCGCGCGCCAGATCCCGAGCCTGAAACCAACTGTAGAGAGGAATTTCCACCGCTTACTGGACGATGTCTCTCTCCACGTCGACGAGGAAGGTCCGGGAGCTACGCTGAACCGTGGCCGGCCCGTATTCCGCGTGGACTAAATTTGTCTCTGTCCGCTCGAACTCGCCCAAGGCATTGAAGATTGTCCCCTTATCGTTCTCGTAGTTTGAAAGCGCGGCCGCGAGTGCATCCTCGTCGAAACGAGCGTGCAAGATGTAGTAGGTTTGTTCACCTGCGCCTCGCTTGAGAAACCCATCCGTGGACAGGATAAGACGATTCTCCGGCTCCAATTCCTTAATCGCAAATCGGAGCCCCGTCAGCGGCAGATCGAGATACACCCCTTGATTGATCAGCCGGACGAAGAAAATGATGTCGTCGCCAGATTTCGCCTGGAAGAGCGGCGCCGCCTGCCCGGTGGCCGCGGTCGCGGTAGAGGCGCCAAGAAGCGTCACCTCTCCGGATTGAACGTCCCACACCACGTTGCACGCGGAATTCGGGGCATAGGCGGAGAGCTCAATCCCGATCGTCAAAAGGAGCGGATCACTGGTCCCGTCGCCATTCGTCGCGTAGAGCGCGACATCGTAGACGCCGGCCGCCGTCCCGGTGCCGGAGATTGCTCCCGTCGTCGTATTGATCTCGAACCCGGGAGGCAGCGTGGAGCAGCTCCAGGACGTCGGCGTGCCGCTTGCAAATGGCTGAAATGTCCACTCCTGCCACTGCTTATATCCAAGGACCGACGTCGCCGGACTGATTACAGGTTTAGCCATGTTATTTCGTGGAAACGATGAGCTGATGGGACATGAGCGAGGCGTAGACGTAGCCAAGAGCGCCGAAAACGTCCTCGGTATCGAAATTGGAAAGCCGCGCGCGGATTGCGAAATTCGGGAGCAACGGATCCTCGCCAATCGGAGCCGGGAGCGGATTCGTGACCGCAGGACGCCAGGTGTTGTAAGTCAACACGGACGCCGGGAGCTGAGTCCCCGTTCGAGAGACCCTCAGACCAAAGCGATGCGTCATGAGCGAAGAATCCAGTACGAGCGGGATCTGAAGAATCGTGCGACCATCCGCCGCCCAATCTACCCGACGCAGGTTCGGCCCGTATGGCGTACCGGAGATCGCAACTGCGCGATCATAAGGACAAGTCTCGATCGAGAGGATGTATTGCGCCTGGCAATTCGCGGCAAGCAGTTGCAGCCCGAGGTAAAAGGTAATTTCCAGCTTCCCCCCGACGACGAGCAAAGCGTCGTTGCAATCGTTGGTAAAAAGAACCTTCTCGTAAAGGCTTGGATAAAAGCTCCGCGTTGCCTCGTCGTCTCCTGGATCCGCCGGCACCACGGGATAAAGCAGACGGCCGTCACTTCCAAACCAGCCGTTGTCAGGCGCAGTTTGACTCCGGATGCCCCCCTTGCCCGGCAATAAGACGCTTCCACCTTCCAGGGCAAAAACCTGCGAGGCGATAGAGGTCGCGGAAGGCAGTGCGCCGGGATAGGTGTATTCCTCCACGTCGACGTCATGGATGGCCGGCAACAAATACGGAGGGCGAGGAAGGGCCGCTTCATCGACATCCGGAGCCTTCGGAATTCCGTCCGCAGCCTCCGCCTTCAGATCTGCGACCAGCGCCGCGACCGCGGCATCGTCTGCCCGCGGGAAAATCATGAACTTGTCCCGCACCCGCTGCGAGAAGCCGTCACCGGTCGCCGTCGCCGATATTGATCCAACCCCGGGAACCACGGTCGCGAGGGATGTCTCGATGGTGGTCAATCGCGCCTCGAGGCCGTCCACATTCGCGATCCCGATATGAAAGCCAGCCAGAAAAACTTCGAGCGATTGCGGAACGGCGATCGCGAAGCTCACTCCCGAATTCGCTCCCACGACCGCAGGTGCCGTCGTGAAATCGACGGTTACGCTATTGTCCGACGTCGCATAGGCCGTGTAATCGGTCCCCGGGACAAGGATCCGCTTCGTCGCGCGATCGATCGCGACGTAGCCGGTCAGAACCTGCGTGCCGAGATTGTGATCGATCACGAAATGAGTCGTCGCCCCATCACCGATCGCAACAGCGTACGGAGGCTGACCGACGCCAACCATCGAATCGTTGAAGGGCAAATATCCCGTGCTCTTCGGCGGTCGCAGCCAGCCGATAAAACGCTGCGTCGCCTGGCCGGCAAAAGTCTGACTCCGGGCGAGGTTCACCGACAATCCCGTTGATTTTACCCGTTCCGCGGCGACAGCGAGGTTCGCCTCATCGGCCTTCGTGGCTACGAGATCGAGCGTTAGCTCGAGCGGCTGGGCATCCAACGCTTTCGAGATCCGCAACGCTTCATAAAAGGCAGGCTGATCGAGAGGGATCGTAAACGTGACATCACCCGGAGGAGCATCCGGAGCGACAATCACCTCGAGAAGATCAACCGCGACCCCGGCGAGATCGCCCTGATACTCGATTCGCACCTCGATGCTCCCGGTCGTCGTGACATCGTTTACCAGCGCCGTTTCGCCAGGCTTCAAGATCGCATTGATCGCGTCCGAAAATTCCTGTTCTCCCGCGGTCGTAAGCGTGAGATCCCGGGACGTGGTACCGGTCCGCGTATCGCGAAGCATGAACGCCGCACGGAAGCCTTGCGGGATCAGCAGCTTCTGGACTTCGTTCGTCTTCGTGATTCCGCCATCGGAGGTGAAGCCCGACTGGATCCGGACGACTTTTGGATCTTCCGGATCCACGCGCTCAAAATCATCCGTAAAGGAAAGCGGAGAGCAACGGAGTCGGAGTTCGTAGCGATTGGCCGCGCCCTCCTGGTAGCGCCGGACGTCCGCGAAGGCAAAAGGCCAAAGCGTGCTTTCAACAATCTCGAGTTGCAGCTCGCCGCCATCCGCGCGCCAGATCACCCAGCCCCCGTTTACCTCCCGCACATTCATTCCGGCCGGCTTGCCGGTCAGAAGATTCAACTTTTTCTCGAAATTGGCCGCGGACTCGGCCCGATCGATCATGTCCGTGGTATTCGCCCCCACGGCGGGCGCGCCGAGTAGGATCTGAAGAGAAAACGCGCCCGCTTGCGGGCGGGCGTCGACCTGACCGATCGAGCAAGCCAAGGCTCTAACACCTCGCTCAACCTCGACGAATTCCCCATCGATCACATCCAGAAACCGCAGCGGCACCCTGTACCCCTGGCCATCGACCAACCTCGGGAAGGTGAAGGCTGATCCCGAAGGCGAGCCGGCCAAGCGGCGTTGCGGAATAACGAAGTAGATCGGGGATGGCATGCTCTCGCAGCCGCCGCCGTGTCAAAGCGATCTATCTTCCGGATCAGGATCCCGATCCACCCCGAAAAAGGCGAAATCGAAGGGCAAATTCACATAGGGAAAGGCCGGCTCCAGTTGCGGAGCAGGATCCGGCGCTTTTACGGGAGGCTTTCCGAGCGGCATTCCTCAGAACATGAAAGTCAAACCGTCCAAAACTTACCTTCGTTCGAGGCGTTGTTCACCGCGTTGTTTACGCGATCGGAGAACTCATTGATCTGCGCGAGAATCTGATTACCAATCGAATCACCGACACCACCGAGCAAGCCAGTGAAAAGACGTAGCGGCGGAGGCGGTTCCTTCGGAGTGAGATTTCGCGCCGCATGCTTCAGATTCCAAAATGTTGAATGAGCCACATACGGCGTCCAAGTACCGTCTGGATCCCCCACGAAATTGGCCGGCGAGAGGAGATAAACTGTCGAGATTAGAATCGTATCCTCGGTAGGATCGTCTACGAGGCCCAGGAGCCTCTCCTCGATCGTTGGCTTTACCGGAGCGACGTACTTTTGTTCCAGTCGCAAACGCGCACGCGAGCCGGCCCCTTCAACTCGCGTGGTATCATACCCGACCCGATAAAGCACCTCCTGTCCGCTTGTGGCCGTCGGATCAGCGATATAAACCTGCGACGTGAGCGCAGCGCGCGCACACGAAAGCACGAAGTCCACCGCCACCAGTCGCCGCGGCGGGAGATCGTTCGGATTCGATCTATCCGTGGCGTCGATCGAAATGGAGTCGCCATCGAACTGGATTGCCCCCGAATTCTTACGAACTCCAAGCACCTGAAAATATTTCGGGGCATCCTCGCCCTCATCGTTCCCCAGCGGACGGAACCCATGCAAGACGATCGCAGGATCATCGAGCAATCGCTGCGCGCTGCCATCGTCCGTCGCGCCGTCGACCAACGGGTCTATGCCATTCACGAAGCCGACTCCCACTCGAGCCTCCCATCGAACCTTGTCGGCGTTCCAGCTTGGAGCCGTGAACCACGGGTGGCGCCAGCCAGCGAGATTGGCGAGCGAAAGCCTCCAGCCCCGCGCAACGCGATCGAGGAGAACCCGAGTTCCGGCAAATGGCACCCATCGGCAATAACTCTCAACAATCCGATTGAATTGATCGGCCGGAAACCCTCGCTGAAACCTCATGCGAAAAAGTGGCGAGGTCCGCCCGGATTCGTGAGATTCACGCGCCAAGTCGCGTTGAAAAATCGAATCTGACGAAGCTGCCCGAATCCCACTTTCTCAATACCCCGGTAAAGCAAGGCGATCGGCTCGAGCGCGACGTTCGGCTTTATCTCCGGGGAACCCCCGTCGACAAACCTCAGATCTCCGCCGCTATCCAGCCGCTCAACCTGGACAATGCGAAGGGAAACAATCTTCCCGGCATCATTCCGAGTCAGCTCTATGGCAAGCCAGCTCTCCCCCGTTGGAGTGAACAGTGATTCCGAGAGCGCCAGCCGTGGGCGATCACCACCATTCCTCCCGCTCATCGGAATCCCATTGATCGTTGGCTCGATTCCATTCACGCGGCCCGGTTCGAACAGTGCCTCTTTCGCAGAAAGAGAGGCTCGCCAGGGATGATCGAAAGCCTTGTTGTTCGGAAGGGCGGAAATCGTGATACCCCCTCCTAGACGCGGAGAAATAAGGATGCCCGGCCCGCTAAATATTCTCAGCGTATCGGCGAAATCAACGAGCCTTTGCCATGCCGGAACGACGAGATCCCCTCGCTTCACCTTCAACTGGCGAGCGCTCGTTACTTTCACGAAGAATAAGCCCGGTAGAATTCCTCGGGCACATCCTCCGGAAGCAAAGTGTACGATTCGCGTATCCGCTTGACGTTCCCGGAATCCGAATCGTCCTCCTCCACCGGCTCGACAAGCCACTTCGTCCGGCCGGATAACTCCGGCGGATTTCCAGGAGGATTGGAGATCACCTTTCCGACCCGACTCAGGATATCCGCCGGCACGACCCGGGCCGCGTACTCGCGTTGCCACGTTACCTCGACCGGCCGCCACTTCTCGACGCCAAACATGGGATTTCGCTGCGAGGAAGTCTGAGACCCCCGGCCGAGTCCCCCCGTCGCCCCTGTCCCAGGCTTGTAATCCGGCGGAAAAATGACGCGACCATCTTTCCAGACGCCGGCATATTTCTGCATGAGGGTTTTGATGAGCGGATGCGTCTCGACCGGCTCCTCGCCCCAGGTCGGACGAAGGGCATACGTAACCCTTCCGATTGCTCCGGCCTCATTCCCGCTGGAATCGTTGCCTTCGGTCTCGCCGCTATAGGTAATGAGAACGACCAGCATCCCCCCTTCACCTTCCGCCCAATCCCGATCGGTCTCCGGCATCCCGAGAAGGGTTTTCGGACCGAGCGTATAGCATTCGGCTATATTCTTCGCAAAGAGCGGGAGCGTGATCGTCGCAACGCCATGTCGATCTCTCCCTCCCCGAATACCAGCAACTTGTCTCTCGTGAATTTCCGCAGACATGGTCAGTAGAACTTCATTGGCTCAAAACTCCGGACAGGCTGACGCGACGTATTCGCGACAACTTTCTCGAGCAAACCGGTTTGCTTTCTTGTTTCGGCGAGCTGGGCGCGCGACGCCTGAGCGAGCGGATCTTTCACGAAGAGCCCGAAGCCGGAGACCGCAAACAAACGGGACGCCTTGGCCGGCTCGCGGCCGGCGGAATCCTTGGCGAGCTCAAGATCGAACGGAGTTTTCTTCCGGGCCGAGTCTCCGACCGTCTTCACCTTCGCAGCATCGGCAAACGTGGCCTTCAGCCTATCGAAAGCATCCGAGAGGACCGTATCGTTATTCCGCGAATCGATGAGATCGCCGGCCGCATCGCGCGCCTGCTCGAAAGCCGCCGCGACACTGGTCCCGGCATCGACGAGCCGGCTTTTGAATTCGTCGAATGCGGGAGTGAGTTGGTCTGCGCTCGCAGCTCCATCGCTAGCTGCGAACTGCCTTTGTTTCTCCGCCTCCGCTCGCGCGTAGTCAGAAGCCGCTCCAACCTTGCCCCCGATCCCAGGAACTCTCCGGAGTTTGTCGAGCAGCGACGCGACGCCATCGAGGAGCATCGCGTTGAATGAACCCGCCGCCGCCATGAGCGCATTGCCAACACCAGCCCAAAAGCTTCCCCGCGTGACGATCGAGAAAAGCGTCAGCGCGTTTTTGATCGTCTCGCCGATATATGCCCCAACGGCGCCAACGATGCCCCGCAGGTTTGCCCAAGCCTCATTAAGCGTGTGTTGGACGACCGCAATCAGAGAGGCGCCAACCGCATCCCACAGAGAACCGTTCGTAAGTGCTCCCACGACCCCGGCAACCGCGGCCCCGGCACGCTGGCCAAGGCCAGCCAGGTCGACACCCGCGAACCAATCCATGATCGGCTCCAGTACGGGCGCCAACTTGTCCGCAGCTCCAACGAAAAAGCCCTGAACTTTTGTGCCGACCGTTCCAAGCGTGTCGGAGATCTTATCGAAGAGCGCCGCATCGCGTTGCAATAGTCCAGCCTGCGCACCGACCTGTTTCGCGGCATCGCCGAAGGCATTCGAATCCGTAAAAACAGAAAGGAGCTCTGCGCCACTCTTTCCAAAAATTCCCATCGCTGCCGCGGCGCGCTGCGCGGGATCCGGGATGGCGGCCAAAGCCTTTGCCGTCGTGGAGAATTGTTGGGCCGGAGACATTTCTCTAAGCGCCGCCATATTCAAGTGGAGAGCTTCAAAGATGGCATTGGTCGGCTGCCCCTCTTCGTTCACACCAGCCAGGGCCTTTTGCATCCTGGCAACAGCGGGACCAACATCGTCCGCGCCTTTGCCGGCATTCACGAACGCTTGGCGCATAACAACCAAGTCCTGCACAGCAATTCCGGTGCGCGCAGTCAGATCCGTCAGCTCGCCGCCGAGATCGAATGCTTTCTTCAACCCCGCAAATGCAACCGCCGCCAGCCCGGCCGCGCCAGCTCCGGCGACAAGCGGACCAGCCAGCCCCATCGTGCCGACAGCAAGCGAGCTGACCAGCCCTGCGACGCCGCCAAAAGCGCGACTTCCTCCACGACTGATTGCACCAACAGAATTGTTGATCGACCGGCCAGCCCTGACGACCATACTCGTCGCGACACCCATGGTCGCCGCGAGCGCGGCATACGACCGCCGGACACCAAGATTCCGAAGCTCGAGATATCCGAGCGCTCCGCTGAGCGGAGTCAGCTCTCCACGTAAAACACTGATCGCCCGCGAGGCCAGGCTTACCGAGTTCAGCGTCCGCGTGACCGCCGGCGGGATATCGTGGAACACCTTCGGAAGAAGCGCGATCGCGGTCGTGGCCACCCGGGCGACCGCCGCCGCACCATGCAGAGTCGCCTCGAGACGACTCATCGTGGCGGAGAGGGGCGTTGCGGCGTTGTTCGCTGCAACGAGCGAACTTTGCATATTCCCGAGAGCCTCATTGGCGTCCCCGACGCCTTCCTTGGCGACGAAAGCACGTTCGATGGCGGACCCCAGGCGCGCAAATATACCTTCGGTCTCCTTCGCTTTGCTGGAAACGTCCGAGTTATCCAGGGACAGATTGAGGACAGCAAGTGCGCTCATGGAAATCTACAACCCAGCGTCACGAGCCGCACGCACGAGCTCATAATTCGCGACCTGTTTCTCGATTTGCTCGGCGCGACGATCCAACGCTGACTGGATACGCCGATGGAGCCCCTTCACATCCGCACCGAATTGCACGGCATTCCGAATCGAAATGGACATCTTGTCGCCGCCAAGGTTGACGCGGCACCATCCATGTTTTTTGCCATGCCGAGCGATCCAGTCGGGCAGTTTCAAGCCAAGCGCGACCGCGGCCGCATTCCAGCCACCCGCAAGAATACCGACTCTCCGCTTGGCCTTCCGCATATAGGCGCGGAATACACTGGTCGAAACGACGCCTCGCACATGGGCGCGGCTACGGCCGATATTGCGATCGCGAGCGCCAGCTTGTGTCACCCGGCCGTTGCGGAGCCTTTGCGATTGATGCCAGCGCTCCGGATTCGAAACCAGGATGTCTTTATCAGTGAGATAAACGGTCCCATCCTTCCGGCGGAGTTCCCGGCGCTTGACCGTGCCATTATGAACCTCCTCGAACTGATGCAAGAGATCGGGAGGAAGCCCGACCAAGATCCGGCTGATATCGCTGGCGATGGTCGCCTCTCCCCGTTTCTTGCCCCACTCCCCGACATTCGGCGGCGTAATCAAAGCCGCATCTTTCACGAACAACCTTGTATACTGCCGAAGAACAACACTGCCACGCCGACGCGAGTTTGCGACCAAGCGCGGAAGCGCACGGTCGATTCTGGAATAATTGAACCTACAGCGGACGCGCACAATCGTCCCGAAGTGTCAAAGTAAGCCGAGGATCTGCGCCTCTTTATCAATACTTCCCGCATCCACGACAGGCACCGTCCAGTGCCCCGCGTCGCGCAGGATCACATGCTGATAAATCAGGAAACGCGCGAGCGGCAACTCTTCGAGGATGAAGGATTCGGGCCAGCCCGTCTCGAATGCCAAGCGTGCCACCGCTCGACCGATCGGGACCGGCTCAATTAGTTTTTTGGCTCGTCGGGATCTGGATTCCCCTGGCCAGGCTTGCTTATCACCTCGACCCGCAAGGCATTGATCTGCGCCTCATCGCGATCAGCAATCGCATTCAGACGATCCATCTCCTCGAGCGGAATCGGACTCGGCAACGTGACGATCCAGGCGTCGTAAGCTTCGTCGAGAGCGTCCAGCGATCGCGCAATGCGGCGGAGGTCAGGAAGCGGCAGAGTCAGCAGGAATGCGTAGATCATCCCCAGCTCCTTCATCGTCGCCCCGATACCGCTATACTGCGTCACAATCCGTTCGAGATAGCGTTGCGAGACAAGGGTGACAGGATTGAGCTCGAGGCCGCAGAAAAGGCGATCGCCTCCGTCCTCGAGCATGACTGATTCCCCCATTAAAAGTCGTTCGTCGTTCATCATGATCGAAGCAGGGCTAGGAGTTTTTCTTTGCGCTCAGGTTTGCAGTTGATCGGGATATGCGCGTATCGGCGACCATGGGAAAAGACAGCGAGAGGGATCGCGGTGGCCTCATGCGCAGCGGCATCCTCGAGGGCCTGCGCAAACTCACGGTAGATGGCGAGCGGATGGGTAGGATTCGCGGCCAACCACTCCGGATCGTTCCACCACTTCCACAGAAGCGCGGCCTTGTACTGGCCGTCGCGGCTCTTGAGATTAAAATTCCAGGCGATCATATCCACCCGGGCGCCAGACTCGACGCGGCGAGTTATTACGAAATCATTCCGCTTGCGAAGAGGAACGCCAAGCAAAGCGGCCGCCATCGCAAAGCAACGAAGCTTCTCGCGATCGGCGACCGGAGCATTCACCGTGAAAAAAGCACGGCGGGGAAGCATCCGCTCCATGCCGCTATCCCTCGTCGTCGACGACCTCTTCCGCTTCCGGATAGTGAGTGCCGGATGCCTCGGCGCTCGGGAAATCAGTATTCGTCTCGTCATACTTGACGGACTCGATCACCACGACGCCAGCGGTCAGACCGGAGATGCCAGGATCCCCCACGCCTACCTCGAGATCACTCTCCTCGCCCCGGGTCTTGAGCGAGAATTTATTCATGCGGTCGTACGGGCGGACGTATTTCGTCGCGCCCTTCGAACCACGCAGGGTCGCAACTTCGGTTGTCTGCTCAATCCCGACGCTTTCGGTGAGAGCCCCGTCGTGTTTATTGATTCCAAAGGAGACAGCCATAATCAGGGGTTTTTAACAGGCGGGACGACCGCAGGTTTCGGAGAGGCGGAACCGCCGAGAGCGGACTCCATTTTTTCGATGACGGAGATTCGATCTTGCTTGGATCTGATTTGCTTATTCAGCGTCTCTTTTTCCACAGCAAGATCCGCGAGTTGCTTGTCGGCGGCGTTGGCCATATGAGGACGAGACGTGTCAAATCTCCTGGATTCCGACGCGGCACTCGATTTCGCCGTGCCATCGGTTGTCCGCCTCTAGGGCGTTCACATTGAGAACCCAAACACCGACGAGGCGGAAGCTGTCCGAAACAAATGCCGATTCGATCAGCGCGGCCGCAGCCGCTTTATCCTGATCGGAAGCCGACGGCCGCCGCGCAACCGAGAACGCATCCGCCAAGGAATTAAGCCAGGCTTTGAGCGCGCGAAGTTTGCCAGCATGGGCATCGATATCTTTTCGCAAGGCAGGCGAACTCAACCGAAACACCGTCGTACCGCTCCATAGCGCTCGGGTGACGTGGTCGACGCCTGAACAGTCAACGATAAGCGCGGCGCGATCATGCGGGAGAATCTCCCAGGCCGCGCCAAGCCGCACGTCTGCTTGCGGAACGATCGCCGTCGGGACACCAGGCTTGAAAGCCGCCTCAAGGTCACTCGTCGTCATGCCGAGGTTGCGGTAACGATATGCTCCGCAGCGAGAGAGTTGCTTTTCCGGCCGGGGATCACTCCGAGCACAACCAGCACCTTTCCTGAGTCCATATCCGTGATCTCCTCTTGTGCGGCCGGTGCAGGCTCGATTGCCCCAGGGAACCGGAATCGGGCAGGAGCGTCTTCGGTAAAGCCGCCACGACCAAGCGTGAGAGTTGGATCGCTGGGCGCAAACACGACGTCGACCTCGACGCCGCGGAATCGGACTCTTGCCGGGAAGAGCTTCACCCGCTCACGGACTGCCCTCTCAGAAAAGCGACGAAGAGCAGAGGGATTCATACATAGGAGGCGCGCAGTCAAAAAAAAAAAGACGCGCTCCGTTGCGTGGCGGAGCGCGTCCTATGGACTATGCGGTTGCGAAAAATGTGCCGGTCTTTCCCGGCTGCCACACAAATTACGGCCTGCTAGAGGTATTCATTGTGATTTCCCCTCTCGACTCGTGACCGCTTGAGAAGGAGTCGTTTCCGGATCGGACTCCTCATCACACTCAGAGCTGCTCGCGCAGATGGCCGGACGTGAACGTCTTTGAAATTAGGGGCCGCCCTTGATGAGTCCCTTTGCGACCATGGCCGCGCGAAGCTCATTGAGCAAAGTAGAGAGCTCGGCGGTCGTGGCCGCGGCTATTCCGCCAGAGAGTGTGGAACCGCCCCACGAACCGACCGAGGATGTTTCCGTGCTCACGACGCCATTGCCGGATGTTCCAGCCGTCGACGCCGCGACCACGAGTGAACTTCCGGTTCCAGCCGCAGCCGTGGCCGAAGCGTTTGCCGTGGTTCCTGTCCCGTAAGTCGTGCCCGCGGCCTGGCCGCCGCTAGAGGCCGCATTGATGGCTCCAATGAGATTGGCGATCGACGCCGCGACGTCGGCTCCGCGGAGGACTTCATTTGCGACGGCCGGCCCGGTGGATAGCGTCGTTTTGAAGGTGTACGTGGTGGAACCGAGGGTAACGGTCTCATTATTCAGCGGCTGAGCCGTGAAAGTGAGAGTGCCCTTGGCCGCAGTCAACACCGGCACGGCCGCTTGCGCGGATCCGGAGCGCTGGGCCGTTGGCCTGGCACCGTGGAAGGCGACAGCCTGCTTGACCGTCTTACCGATCTGCACGCCAGCGGCTGTTTCGAGGATCTCGGCGTGGACCGACGAAACGGCCATCGCTCCAAGCAGAAGGGAGAGTGTGAGTTTTTTCATCATCGATTAAATGGCTGGGGCACCAGGGGCGGCATTGCCCTCCGGTTCATCGTCAGAGAGTTTCGAATCGGGAGAGGCCGGCGCCTCAGTCGGAGCGGCGGGCGGCGCCTCAGCCTCCGGCGGCTTGACCGCCTTCACGGAGCACGCCCTTTCGAGCTTGGCGATCTGCTTATTGAGAGCGTCTCGCTCTTTCGCGAGCGCGGCCGCCTTGGCCTGCTCGGACTCGAAGCGCGCGAAGAGATCCGCGATTTGCTTGTCTTTCTCCTGAAGCTCTTTCGATGCTTCCTCGAACAAAGCCTTCGTCTCCTCGAGTTCGCGAACGTTTACTTCGATGGGAAGTGCAAGCGAGGACTCACCCTCGCTTACCTGAGGAAGGCCAGGAGACCGGCGCGCCCGGCGTGTGTGCGGGATCTCCGCAATGTGGACGCCGCCAGGGAAGCCCTGTGCGGCGTCGACCGCCCGCTGCGCGTCCACGCCGGAATGCCCGACGTAGAGCGCTACGATCTCACCGCTCGCTTGCGAGCCGAGGAAGCCGAGAATTAGCCGGATCATCGTGGAGAGAGACTAAAGGCTACGCGACCGGATTCTGCGCCGCGCTCACGATACGAACGCCGCTATTGTCCAGCAGTTCGTTCGCCGCGACGTGGTCGGGATCGCCATCCTCGTCGAAGGTGTTGCGCCCGCCAGTGACACCGAACGCGACCACGACCGCGACGTAGATGTCCTGCGTCTTCTGGTCCTGCCACATGTACCCGGTGAAGCTCAGTCCGCTATCGGGATCCGACAGGGTGAACTCGCGGATAACCGCCGGAATGCCCAGGCGGCGAGCCATTTCGACATTGTCGGAGAGCTTCCGGATGGCGACCAGGATCGCCTGCTGATCGAAAGCAAATCCGAGGAGCCCGTTCGTCGTCTGAAGCTTGTTGAACTCGGTGACGTTCGCGAAGCCTTCGATGTTCGTCAGCGTCACGTAAGGATCCCCCTCAACGCGCTGGCCAAAGTAGTCGCCCGAAGCGATACGCGGATCGTTCGTGAGATTCGCCATCGCGGTCGAGTTCACGATTGCGTTGCGGTAGTCGCCGGCGTCCTGCGTGTTCAACTGAATACGCGCAGTCGACAGCGTCTCCTTATCGACGTCGGCGAGAGGCTCCACGATCTCATGCGAGAAATTCGTTGGGGTGACTAGGTCGAGACCCTTCAGGACGATGTATTTCCCAAGGGCGTAAGCCGCATTGGCGATGGCTGTCTCAAAAACGGTATCCGTCTCGAGCCGGACAGCATCGGTTGTCGGCAGCTTCAATACGACCTTCGCGGCCTGATTGATGCGCACCGGAACATCCTTGATCAGCGTGATCGTGTTCGTGGCGTCCGCGGTCAGGTCAGAGCCGGGGACGTGATCGATCGCCGTCGGCATGATCGGCATCTGCGCGAAGACCTCCTGCTTCCACTTGATGGTCTCGTCGGAGATATCCATCGCGAAGGTGCGAATGGCGATCATCCGCTGCTTGTACGCCTTCATGACTCGCTGAAGGATGCGCGGAAGGATCAATGTGCCGTCGCAGAATTCCGACGCGTTCCGCGGAAGCAGAAGCGCGGAAAGAATGAAAGCAGCCAGTAGCGCTGCGACGAGGCCGGCATACCAGCCGTACAGCCCGACCGCGAACGGGAAGGCGAGGAGAAGGAAACCCTGGAGACGTTTTGGATTCATGGAGTGATTGGCGATGGAGCGGATTTGATGGTTCGCGAGTGTCAAACCGGCGATTAGCCCTTCGTGACTTTGCCCTCCTTGGCGTCAGCTCCGAACTTCTCGAGAGCCGCATTCAGTTCCTCGGGCGTCTTCGCGTTGGCCACTGCCGCCGCGTGCTCGGAAACCGTGGTCGCCGCAGGGCCACCAGGATTCGAAGGAACCTGCGATTTCGGGTCGGTGCCCTTCAAGCCGCAGAGCGCCTCGAGGCGGGTCACATTGCTAGTCGCGGTCGAGAGAGAGCGGTTTGCGGTGGAGAGCTCGCCCTCCAAACGGGTCACATTCGCATTGGCCGTTCCGAGATCTGTCCGAAGCTGATTGGCCGTGGTCGTCAGCTCGTTGAACTGACTTTGAAGATTGTCGCGCTCGGTGCGGAGGCCATCCCGTTCCGAGGTCAGGGACGAGACCTGCCCCTCCGCCGTGGTCGCGCGACCGTTCGCGGCGAGAAGATCCGCGCGGGCGGCGTTGAGTTGCTCCTCGAGCGTGCCGGCAGGAGCCGGGGGATTCGGACCGCCGGGAGGATCGTTAGGCGGCGCGAAGAAGCAAAGGGCGTGGCGACGGGAAGAACCGCGAAGGAATTTTATCGGCATGAACGCCGACGAGTGTCAAAGCGGCCACTTCAAAGCATCCCGCGGAACTTCAAAATGGCGGCGCGGAGATCCTTCGCGTTCCCGGCCACGAACCCGCGTTTAGCGGCTTCGGTGCCGTTGAACCATTGCCCCTCCATATCCTCCCGGGCGATCGCGGTTCGGTATTTGCTCACGTTCTTCCGGAACGTCGCGCCAGCGGTATCGACCAGGCTTTGCAGGTATGCGGCCTGTGCCTCGGAAAGCTCATCGATGCCGATCCCCTTGATTTCTCCGGAACGGAAAACCCGCATGGAGAAGCCTAGGTCCGCCAGATACTTTGTATCGTCCAGGTGCGCGAGGTAGGAGCCTACGCAACCGACAGCAGAGGCATACCAGCCGGCAAGGATCGCACGACAAGGCGCGATCGCTTCATAGGCCGTCGACGCGGCCTCCGCTCCATCACCGCACCATCCGAAGACCGGCTTGCGACGGTTCGCAGCTTCCGTGATATCGAAAAGCTTGTCGCCCGCGAGGGAGCTCCCGCCGGGACTGTCCGAATCGTGAACGATGAGATTCACATCGGGATTTGCGAGCGCCTGATCGAGCTCGCTCTCGATGTCGTTGGCATCGGTGATATTGAAACCATAGGACTTCACCCAGTCGGGAACGTTCATCATGACCAGCCCCCGGATCGGGATGATCGCGACGTCCCCCTCGATGCGCATTTTCGGAAGCGGACCGCCCCAGGCGTCCTCATCTGGCCGCTCATTCTTGAGCAGCGTCGCGACGATATGCCCGATGATGCTGCGCGCCCGGATCCGATCGATATTGAGCGGCGTCGAAACCAACTGGCTGATGAATTGAGCTTTCATAAAAAAGGTGCTTATACGCGCGTATAAGCGGGATTTTCTCGCGGCTAGTCGCCGGGATCCGGTTCGACCGGCGCTGTCGGCGGGGTATTCACGGGCGGACGGAAAATCGCATCGTTCGTTAGATAAATCGCGATATCGGGATTGGCAGCCCGGGCGGCCTCAAGCTTTTTCGCACGGCGAACGGCCCCGGCAATGATCTCATCCTCGACGTCGTCGGCGTCCTCGCCCTGGACAGCGCAGTACATTTCCCAAGAGACCTTGCCCGTCTCGAGGCGGCTGTCCCACAGCTTGCCCTCGCGACCGATATCGATCGTATCGTCCGCAGGGTAAACAAGCCGGTGGAGATACCAATCGGTCGGCACACCCCCGGGCACGTCGTCGTAAATGCCAGCCTTGATCCGCTGCCAGAGCCAGAAGCGATACCAGGGCACGCAAAATTGCGGCCCAAGTTGCATCTGCCGATAGAAGTTCTTCATGCGCTGAACGCGCTTCTGAATGGAACGGACTTCCGTACCCGTCCCAAGACCGCCGAGCGTGAAGACGTGCGAAACGGGGTATCGCTGCGAGTTTGCCAGGCCGATCAGGAACCACTTGAGCAGCTCGATCGCGACGACGGCGCGGCCCGACTCGATCACCTTGAAATCGAAGCCGGCCGGAGGAGCCAGAACGTCCACGTCGTCACCATCGGGGGAAATGATCTTTTGGACCTGGATCGTACTTCCATCCCGCTGCGTCACTGTCGAAATCTCCGCGCCCGGGAGAGGGAGGGACGGGCCGTGAGCGCCCGCGTCGTCGGACGTGCGCGTAATCGCGTAGGCGACACGAGCGCGCAGCAGGGCGCCATTCGCCTCCGCGCGCTCGATGTCGTCGGCGGTGAAGAGCTTCCGGACCACCGGCGCCAAGCTCGACATTTGCCGACGCTGACCGATGAAGAACGGATCGTGAAAATGCAACACGTCGTCAGCGTCCCAGTCGGCGAACTTCGAACCGGACTCATTGAGCAGGAAACGGTATTGCGCCACCCGGCCCGAGGGGGGATTCATACCGTCGCGCCAGTTGTCCTGGTTGAGCTTCGTATTCGCGTTATTGCACTGCCACGCCTTGATTAGGTGCAGGAGGGAGGATCCCGTTTCCGGAGTAGGGCGCAGGAATTGCCCGAAGCATTCGCCGAACAGCCGCGTCTCCCGCCGGATCGCAAACTGCCCCGAGAAATAATTCAGCGTCCCGTCACTGTGAAAAAAGCGCGCGTCGGAACACTGGTTATCGAAATCCGACGTGACCCGCCGGTTAAAAGCGGGATTGCTCGTGCGAGCCTTCGGCCAGATCCCGCCGTCCACCTCCTCAACGGAAAGCCCATCGATCGCCATCCCGACGGCGTCGACGTTATTGTAAAGCCATTGCGCCTTTTTGTTGACCGTGTCCCGCGTCTGGACCGGCATGAGCTCGCTCGGCTCGAGCGTCGGAAAATAAAAGTAGCCTTTATAGCCCGTGCGCTTCGCTGCATCGAACGGATGCTCGTAAGCAAAGCCGCTCCTCGAGGATGGCTGGGAGAGAGGGAGAGGCCGGTTGTCGGATCCGAAAAGCATAGGTGTACGTCAGCAGCCGCCGAGATTGACCACGAAGCCGAGGCGGCCCCGTGCCTTCACCGCAGGCGGCGCAAAGACGGCATCATCGAAGGCCGGCTGAAGCTCCGCGCGGCGGGTGTAGAGAGCGCGAAGCACCGCGCGTTGATCGAAATTCTTTTGCGCTGTCGCGGATCCGCCCTCGTATCCGTTCTGTGTGATCAGCGTGGCCGATATCCCCTCGTCGGAAACCCGGAGACGCTCCTCGTTCCACTTGTCCGGATGCGGGTCGCCAGACCCCAGGCTCGCGACGGTCGGGAACTCGATCCGGTAATGCGCAAGCGCGAGCATGAAATCATCATCGGAAATAGCCATCCCACGGCCCCCGGTTGTCAAAGCAGCGGCGGACTAGGCCGGGAGTGCGACGGATGGCTCAGGCGCGACGGGCGGAGCTTCGCTCGAGGTCAACTCGCGGCGATCGTTCCTGGTCAGGAACCGAAGGCCAGTCACAATGCCTTTCACACAGTCGCCCCAGTGATTCGGCGGAGGATGGGGATTCCAGCGATTCTCGCCGTTCTTGTCCGGGGCCTTCACCTCCGCGCAGAGCTCGGCGACGAACTGCTTGTGCTTTTCGTCGACGATATCGACCGGGAAAAAGACGCGACGCTTTTTCTTTTTGAACCGCTCGATATAGAGCTCATCCTTCGCCTCGACGTCGTTATACGTGAGCTGGCAAAAGCCCTTCGGATATGTCGGGATCTGATGGAAGCTCCACACTTTAATACCCCGTGCAGCTTCACCTCCGTTTCCAGCGGTCGGGATGAGCTTCCCTCGCGGCAACTGGAGACAGGCATTGAGGGCATCGGTCTTGCGATACTTTCCGTCCATGAATCCGATCGTGATCGACACCTCTTTTTTCAAGGCTGCGCAATACCATCGTTGCGTACGGATAATCTCCGCGATCTCAAAAGGATCTATCTCCTCACCCCAATCGAAAATCGCGACGTCCTCGCCATTCATGGCGACGGCCCCGAGCGCCCATTTCGCATAGTTGCCGCCGATGTCGGCGTCGAGCACGAGCGCGCGCGGCTCGAATGGGATCTCGCCCTTGCGATAGGCCGGGCAGGTGTCGCCTTGCCGGCCGGCGATGTTCGCGAGGATGTCTTTCGACGTCGTTTCGTTCGCCTCGTCGGCAAAGGCCAGCCCAAGGCGGTGATTGTAAAAGCCCTGGAGCTTTGTCCGTCCGCCGCGATTCGCACGAAGGAAACGCAACACCAGATTCCCCCAGGACGAGCCGGCGTCCGAAGAATAGAGATCCGAGATATGCTGCGAGACAATCCCGGGCGTCCCGTGTGCCGTCGGGAGCCACTTCGCATTGGCGACGAGCTCACCTTTCCGCCATTCATCGATCCGGCCGCGGGAATCGATCGAAGCCTGATGCTTAGCGTAATAAGCCTGAGCGGCGTCGAAATCGCCGCCCAGCTTCGAAAGCCTCTCATACTCGACGACGTGAGCCGCGCACGCTGCGCATTCGTAGTAAGTTTCCGAGAGGATCCGGAGCCGGTCCCACTGCCCGAGCCGGTTTTTGCAATGCTCGAAAACCATTCGTCCGGTCTGGACGGTGCGCGTCTCACCGATCGGAAGCGGACGCCAAAGCTCGGCGACGACGGCCCCCGTCTGCTCGTCCCTTACCTCGATCAGTTTATCGGAGAACGGAACCTCCCGCTCCTCCAGGAAGAACGTGAGCCACTGCAACTGCCGGCAATGCGGGCAGGTGATATGAAATTCCTCCTGGTTGCCTTCGAGGAATGCCTTGTGAATCGGGCCGCTCTTGAGCTTCGGCTTCGAGATATTGATCTGAAGACCCTCTTTCGCGGTCTTACGACGAGAGTCGGCATTCGTCAGCGTGTCGGTGTCGCCTTTTTCCTGGCCGTGCTCCTCGACCTCGTCGCAAACCACGAAGGGAGTTTGCTTGTTCGCAGCCTGGCCGGAACTACCAGCACCGATGAACCACATCGTCATGGCTCGGAGCTTGAGGACCAGCGCCTTCGTATCGGCCTCATCGCCGGTAAAGATATTGCCGTCTAACTTTTCGAGCGACGGCAACAGGCGATCACGGATCGTCTGTGCCTCTTTCTGCGAATCGATCTGATAGAGGACGTTGCAGGGCTCATACCGCGCCCGCCAGCGGATGCCATTGAGGACGCCCTCAGTGACACCGGACTGCGAGCTCTTCTCCTCGTTGATTTCGTTGACGAGGACGGGTACGTACTTTTCCTGACTCTCGCTCCAGAAGTAGGCGATTGGATTTCGAATCAGTTCCTGGATCCGCCGCGTCCAGGGAGTCTTGGCCGACCGGTAGAAACCCGGCTCCGCCGCCTCCTGGTTGTCGAGCCAGACATTCTCCTCCGCCCACTCCCAAATGTGACCGGGAGGCGGAGGCGTGAAAGTGGTCTCGAATGCCCGATCAACCCAGGAGTTTATGAACATCCTCGATCCCCTTCAGTGACGGAAGCCGACGGAAGACGGCATCCTCGAATTTCCGAGCCTCCTCGATCGCCTTCGCTATACGCTCCGCCAGATCCGCAGGGATACCCGGCAACAACTCAAGCACCCGGCGTGGCATGCTTTTCCGAGAAGCACGCAGCATTTCGACGGCCGTCTCGATGTCCTGTTGGACGGGCCCACGCGGAAGCAAATCTCCCCGACGCTTTGCCTGCGCGTCCTCCATTGCCTGGACACGGCTCAGGGATTGGAGAGCGGCCGCATGCCGACGGGAAAGGAGATCGATGTCGCCGCCTCCCCCATCGTGAGCAACACGGAGTTTTTTCCAAGCGGCCTGGACGATCGACTTCGCCTGGCGAACCGCCTCACCCTCCTCGAGGCCGAAGCCCGAAATATCACCGAGAGGATCCTCTCGCCGCGGCGCGACCCCGGCCCCCGGATTGTCGTCGTGTTTGTCCGCGATATTTTCGGGCGGAGAAGCGTTCGCTATGGCGATGAGCCAGGACGGGCAGGAGTGAGACATCACCCGAGCCCACCAGCCCGGCATTTTGCGAGGCTCATCCAGGGGACAGGGATCGTTTTTCGTATCCCCCTCCGCTAGCCACCTCCGAAGTTGCCTAGGCTTGCGCGTGTAGATTTTCGACCACGCATCGAGTTGCTCCGACGTCACACGGCGACGACCGGCCCCAGGGGACAGCGAAAAGTCGACGGGATCTGGATCTGGCATCGACGGATGCCCGCTGTCAAAATGTCACAAAATTTCCTCTGTAATTCTGGAAAAATACGAGACGAGACACCTCAACTGACAAGGCGACGGTCAAAATCGAAGAGATTCCTTATGGGGGTGTCGCAAACCGGAGGGTAATAGGTCGGAATGGGCATAAACCGTTCCTATTTTGACCGCGCGCTTTCAGCTTGTGACACTAGATAACCCCTTCCACCTATTACCACCTATTCCCTTTTGATCGTAAGCCACTCAAAAGCACTGGTTTATTTAGGGAATAGGTTGCCTATCGAAAAGACATAGAGGGAATAGGTTTGTGACACTCTTCTAACAAATAGGGCGCGGGATGAGCCGACACGGCCGACGGGCTTCGACCGTCGGCACACGATCGAGCGACGCTGACGCGTCGACAATGGAACGAGCGCCTCGCGGCGCGGCGCGCTGATGCCGGCATTATATCGCGGACAACCCCGACAACATCGGGGCGCGGGGGGGCGCAGGACAGGACGAGCCGCCGCGCGGCCGCGACGGAGAGCAGCACGACCGGCCGCCCTAAAACGAAAATGCGGATCTTGAGCTCAATACTCAAAACCCGCATTCGAGCACCGCGTCGGCACTACCGACGTCGAGAGCGATCGCCGACGTCGACGCTAGGCGGCCGGCGCCACCGGCGACGAGACCACGTTGATCTCATACCTTCGATGCCGATTCTTCCCGTGCTTATCAAAGACCACGCGCCGCCCATCCTTCAGGAGGAAGGACTTCCCCCCATACTTGGCGAACATGATCCCGAGCCGGCTATTGCCCCGGCCTGTCAGCTCCCACTCTCTACGCTCGCCATCGCCATCCTTGATCTTCACAAAATGCCCCTCGAGGACGATGTGAGGGAAGCAGTTGAGCGCGTAACACGCCTGGACCAGCTCGACGAATTCAAACTCCGCCCGCTTCGGTGTCCCCCTCGCCAGCTCCTCCGCCAGGGCGATCATATCCCCGTACTCTTCATTTCCGCCCGTCCCCTCGACGATTCGAGGCTCGCACGGATCCCCGAGATCCAGCCCCGAGACAATGCCGCCGAAGATCTTCGACCACGCCTCATACCCTCGCACCATTCGCTTTCCCTCTTTCCGGCCGCCCGTGGCCGCGCCTGGCGCGCCATCCCGCCATCCCCGCAGCATCGCCCACAATGCCGAGCATAGCTGCTTGTGGACTGCCGGCGTCCGGATCCAGTCCGAATCCAGCGGCCGATTAATGTTCCGCGACTGAGCGTCCGCCTCAGCGGTGAACAAGTCGCAAATCAGGGTACGGCCGGCGATATCCGGCGTGATCGAGAGATTGTTCGCCGTCATGAAGACAACGGGCGTTTTCGGCTCCTGGAATTCCTCCTGCGAGTGAAACTTACGGCCGCCCCACCATGTCGCCGTCATGAACGCGTTTAACAATCCCGACTTGAGGAACGTCTGCTCGAGATCGTCCAGGACCAGGTACGCCTTCGCTTCACGCACGGCCGTATCCAAGCGATCGCGGAGCTTCCCGTTATCCTCCGGCATATTGTCGATCGTCGCATATCCCCAAGCCACCGTGAGGATGATCTCGACCAGGAGCGTCTTCCCCGATCGGGACGAATTTGCGTGCATGAGGAAATTGATCCGCTTCGCATCCAGCGGTTGCAGGAAATAACCGAACTGCGAAAACAGCGCCGCGAAGAATACCGCCCGCGATCGCTTGTCCTGAAATGGGAATTCCTTGATCAGATCCTCCCAAATCGTCAGCCCCTCCATCGCCGTCATTTCCTCATCGTATTCCCACGGTTGCGGGAGCGTAAGGATCCCGCTCTCCGCGTCGTATCCCGTCGGCAATAGCTCCAGGGCCCCGCTCTTCCGCTGGATCGGCAACCGATGCGAATTCACCCGTAGAAGCCGCGGCTGTTGATCGCCGAACTCATCCGACGCCAAGCAACCCTGCGCGTGCTCGACCCCCATCGTCTGTTTGATCCGCACGAGACCAACGTCCTGTTTCCAACTTGCTCGAAAACAGACGACCCCGCCGGCGACCTCGACCCAGCTCCGGAAGCGATGCGCCCCCATGTCCTTGATCTCGGCTCGGTTCGTCATCGGATCGATATTCACCGTGACCAGTCGCCCCTTATATCGATAGATCCCCTTTCCAGCGATCAACCTGCCCATCTCGAGGTTAAAGTCGGAGTTAATGGTTCCATCGAGCGGCAGCGCCACCCAGTTTTGGAACGGCCGCGACGGCCCATCCGGCTCATCCGCGACCGCCGCGAGGTGCGGCCGCTGCTCGAGCAGACCAGCCTCGAGCGCCGCCTTATGAAGAGCGTCTCCCTGCTCGCTACTGCTCATAGGGGAGTTTCCTCGTCGAGAGTCCGGACCGCGTAGCTATTTCCATGCGGCTCGCCAACCACACGATCAAATGCCGCCCAGGCATCCTCTTCGCTCAGGAACTTAGTCGCGTCCCCCGGGACATAGCCCCACCGCGGAGAATCAGTTCGAACGCCCTTTTCCCAAGTGCGCTGGATCCGCATGTATAGGAACGGCGGCGCCGCCTTGGCACGCACGACGAATCTATCGAATTCGTCAGACACGGGACAACTCCTCCCGTCGAAACAATTCAGACGCGGCCGCGGCCGCGGCCGGAGGATTTAACCACAGGACTTCCGTCCGCTCCTTTGCCCCATCTGCTCTCGCAGTTCGCTCGACCCTGTGCCAATCTGGATAGAGCTCCCGATCATAAAGGTCGCAGCCGTAACCGGAGAGCACCACCGCCCCCGACAATCCGTGCAAGACCGACGCAAGATGCCCGTGATCGGCATCGGTCAATTCGTAACGATAGCCGCGCCTATGCCCTCCGGTGTCCTGCGTGCGCGTGGAATGGACGTAAGGAGGATCTACGTAATGCAACGTCGTTTCGCTATCGTGCCGGACCATCACCTCCGCGGCATCCCGGTTTTCGATCACGACCCCTCGAAGTCTCTCGATTATCGCGGGAACGTTGTATGGCAGATTCCGCCAATCCGCCGCCGGCGAACTGCCGCTCCGGTTCGAGTTGCTCCGGAAGCCGGTCCGCATCGGGACATCCTTCCGCGTCGCGCGCGTGACCGTGGACCCGAACCCCATATAAGCCCGGACGACCGTCCGCCGGGCACATTCGATCGGATCACTCCCTCTCTGATAGCTTAGATCAAATTCCTTTCGAGAAAACGGCGTCAGCTCGAGCAACCGGACAAGCTCGTACCCATGATCTCGAACAACCTCGAAGAGATTCGAGATCTCTCCATCGAGATCATTGTAAATCTCCGCAAAACAACGCGGCTTCTGCAGGAGCACAGAAGCAGCACCGCCGAAAGGCTCGACGTAAACTCTATGCGTCGGAAAATGCGATATGATCCACTGGGCAAGGAACCATTTTCCGCCGTGGTATCGGATTAACGGGCGGTGAGGACTCACGACCGCCCCTCCTCGGTTTCACACGGACCGACAGCATCGAACGCTTCATCGAGCAACTCAGAAAGAAGACGCTTTACTGTCTCTGTCTTTTCTTCCGAGAGGCCATATCCAGCGATGGAAGTCACCTCTCCTATTGCCGCCGATGCCATCTTCACCTGGCTAAGGTTGCGGACGAGAATGTAATCGCGTTCGGTCACGACTGCACCTCCGAGACCCTAATGATCGAGCGATCGAACCCGTCGATTTTTTCCGCGAAAGCGACCGACTCGAGCAGACAAAACTCGCCCGAAGGATGCGCCGCCTGCAACCGGAGCAATTCGATCTCCGCCCGATCGCGATCGGTATGCACATACCGAGGCGCCTCCCGATCGCGAAAAATATAATCATCGAGGCGCACCCAATCCCGACCGCGCATACCGCCGCCCTCGATCGCGGTCGCCATGTTGGCAATCATCCAGATTTTCACGCCCTCCCCTTCCGAAACTCAGCCAGCGCCAGCTTCACGCGCTCATTACCCTTCGCGTAGTATTCCAGCCCTTGCCGGATCCACTCGCCGCCCGTCGGATCCGAGTCCGCGACGCCGGCGGCCGCGCGACCGATCCACTCCTCGAGGACGTCGCGCTTAGGCAGGACGTCGATCAGCGGCGTCATGTCCGGCGCCGGATTCACATACAGCAATTTTTGCAGCCGCGGCCGCGCGAACTTTTCATATCGCCGCACCTTCCTAACGTAGGACCTCCCCTCCCCATCCCGGGCCTCGACCTTCTCCTCCCGCATCTTTCCATGCCGGAGCGCCCCAGGGAGACGAGTGAGCCGCACGGCCGTCAGCGTCTTGGGATCCCCGCCCAGGACGGCGATCGGATCCCGGAAGCGATCGCGCTCCGCATCCCAAGCCAGCTTTGTTGCCGCATCCACCCTCACCAGCGCATGCACGCTCCTGGACGCGCTCGTATAGATCGCCGAGATCCGGAGCGGCAGTTGCACGAGGGCCTTCAGCCATTGGAAGGTGTCCGCCTCGTCGCTCTCGATCACGAGGTAACGCCACGCCGTCACCGCCCGGTGATTCCGACAGCTCTGCTTGTCGCCCTCATCCGTCGGGTGATATTTGCCGTCTACCGGCTGCGCGAGGAACCACACACCGCAAGGCTTCGTTACCGCCCCCGTGGTATTCGCCGGCGTGTCCGGCCAGATTTCGACCCCCTCTCCGATCACCGCCGCCCGCTCCACGGTGAAGACCGCAACCTTTTCCCCGGGCTGGAACACGAGCCGAAGGAATGCGTCCGCGTCCACCGTCGCCGGATCCACCGCCGAGCGATTCGCCAGCCAGGCCAGATCCACCGGATAAGGCACGCGGCCGGAGAACCTCGCGAGCTTCTCCTCGTTGAAAGTCACCTTCTCCGGCGGCGCGACCTGGAAATCGTCCTGCCATTTTTTCGAAGGCTTCCAATCCTCCCCCTTAGCCAGCCACCCCTTAGCCTTTTTCGATGGCGCTTTCTCCGCGCTATCGAGCTTATGCCGGAGATCCTTATCACTCCACGGCGGATCACACCGCCGGTTGTACTCGCACATGATTGGCCAGGCTTGCCCCGGCGTCAGCGCGAACCCATTCACCAGGATGCACGCCACATAAAACGTCGCATCGTGCCCATTCTGCCCGGAGACCGCCCCAGGCATGGCAGACACATACTTAGCCGCTCGATCTAATAAATCCATTTTCGCAAATTCCGCATTTGAGCGATCCCAGGCCGCCGCCCTGGTCGCAGTTACTTAGAAGGTGTCAATTGAGCCGCCGCCGCGACCGCTCCGGATCAGGAGAGGGCAAGGTCGGCGCCGGGGGCAACGAGTCCGAATCCACCTTCACCGCGACTGCCTCTTTCGACGCGATAAACTCGAAAACAACACGCCCCCGTACCTCGTTTCCGTGTCTGTTCTCGTGGACTTCCCACTCCTGACACCACATCTCGCCGCCGGGAATTTCAACGTGCTGCCCGGGACGCGGAAGCCAATCAAAGACGTTCATTTTACCACCTCCCGCTTATGCTCAACCCCGCTTCGCTCCAGCCCAGGGAAATAAAAGTGCGAAGTATAGCCTTGCGCCGGAAGGTTCAGAGTTGCTGAAGGAAACTCGATCCGGATTCCAAGCATCGGAATCGGAAAGAAAAAGAGATGCCGCTTTTCCCGATCGTAAAAGAATCCGACCCAGCAATCGTACCAGGCAAAAACCGGAAAGACGCGAGCCTCGAGGAATCGTGGAAGAATCGAACGGCGCGCCCTTTTCACTTAGCACCTCCGCTGATCCAGAACTCTTTCTGCCAAGCCTGCGCCGCCCAATTCAGCGAACGCGCCTTGTCTTCCCCGTTTTTCCAGCTTGCCCGCTCGAGACTTAATCGCCACCAGCCGCGCCCAAATGGAACGGCCTGCTCTCTCTTGCTAAGATTTAATAAAGCCTTCCGTTTCCTTGGGATAAGCTCGATGGAAAAGAATCCTGGCGACGCAATCCTGAGAGCTAAATGGTACGGCGCCTTGAATACGATATAGAGCCCTTCCTTGTGCCCATGTCCTTCACATGAATAAACCGGCCGCGCGCCCAAGTGCTCGAGCGTCAGCACGAAGAAATTCACGCCGGGATCCAACACTTCACCTTCCGCACGATAGTCATAGCGGATTACCTTCTCTTGTTTCGCAGCCTCCCAAGGTTCCTCCGCAAGCGCCCAATCCGGAGCCGTTTTAATAATCCGGTCAAGTACACTTTCGGGCGGAAGGTTGCCTCCGATTCTATTAAATAGGCGTCGAATCCGCAGCAGGGTCTCGACGCGCTTAGCTTTCGAAATTCGTTTCATCACTCGCCCCCTCCGCAGGCGTGCTGCTCGCCGATCACGACCATTACCCCGCATACCTCACAAGGCAGGCGCCGGGGCGATCGCTGGACGCAGCCCGTGAGTTGACCCGCCAGATCCAGCGCCGCCTCTCGGGTTTCGGGATTGTAATCTCCCCAAGGGAAATCCGTGATGAGCTGCTTGAACCAATTCAGCATTTCCGGAGAAATTTCCGGCCGCGTCGACCAGCCATGATGCCAGGCGAATGCACAGAAAGCCGCCACGTCCCGCGGATCCCCTTTTTCGACGTGCTTGGTGAGCTCAATCGCCAAGCCGTGCTTCCATCCATCGGAAAGCCAATGGTTCTCGAAACCATATTTCACTTCCGCCAACGCGAGCTTCAACGCCAGGCTGAAGGCAAATTGCCCGACTAGCGCAGCCGTAGCCGAGTGCATCGGCACGAGCTCTTCGATCGGCGTGCAATGACACACGCACCCGTGCATTTCCTCCGCGCCATTCGGATCGTCGCCGACCTGGACCGGCTTCACCCATGCCCACGAGCCGCCGCAGGTGCAGCTTGTCGGAACAATCTTCCAGCCTCTCTCGAGCAAGCCCGCCACCACCGCAAAAATCGTTTCTCTCATTTCGCACCCCCTAGCAATTCAGGCTGAGAATCTGCGAAGCGCGCTCGTGCTGCGGCACCGGCTCGTTTCAGGCACTGATCGATCGCTCGCTTAGGCGCGTGCTCGAGCACATTGAACCACGCTCTCTCCTCGACCGGAACCAGTCGCGCCGAGATCAAAGCGAACGTCTTCGGCCGGAGCATCTCGAGCAACGAAGGATTCGTTACAAAGAGCCGGAACATTTCCGCGAACCATTCCGCCCGGTTCGGACAATAGTTCGTGAGTTTCTCCTCCCCACTCTCCCCGTGGAGTCTGACGCTAAAATCTGAATAATAAGCGCCGGCAGCGTTGCCAAAAAGACAGTCGACGTGGTGCCCCAGCTCGTGCTGGATCACGCCGTATGGAGTGCGATCGATGAAGTACCCAGGAAAAGACCAGCTCGCGCCCGCCAATCCGATCGAGGAGCAGCTCTTTACATGGATAGTGATCGTGCTTTCACGGTAATAGGCACAAGTCCCGACGTCATGCGGTCGAGACGACTCCACGATCTCGGGGATGCTTATATTATTGGCGCGGCAAAACCGCTCCATAAGCTCGACACCAGCACTAAACAATTCCGGCTTCGATCTCATTTCGCACCACCTTTCCGACGACGAAACTCCGCGAGCTGGCGCTCGATCGTGAGGTAGGGCAAGCCGCTCATTTCGCACCGCCTTTCCCAAGGACTGGCGCCGATACAAACTGACGTTCTCCGCCCTCGTCGGATTTCAGCTCGATGACGATCGCCCGACGGGCAAAGTCAGGAGGGACGTCCAGGACCGAGCCGGACAGGAAGACCCGCGTGAAAATCGGAGCAATCTCCTCCGACTGGTGGTGGAGCCGACGATATTGCCAATGCGAATGCGTGATGAAGCATTTCAGGGTATTCGACCGCAATGCACGCAACGGAGCATCGTCGAACCACACGTACGGGAGATCCAAGAGCCCCGGGATCCGATTTTGCAACGTATCCTCAGACCCAGGGAAACAGCACGCTCGAGCGGCACCGGAATAAAAATGCTCGATGATCGCGCGCACAAGCAGCGACTTCCCCGATCTCGCCGGGCCGGTAACGACAATCGCCGGGCGCGCAAGCCCTTCCGGAGGAATCGAACTCGGGTGCGACCGGATACTTCGCAACGCAGCCGCGAGCGCTTTCTTACCGCCTCGTGCAAATGTCAGGAACCGCGGAACGTCAAAAGCCCTTTTCACTTCGTCCCCCTTTCCGCGAAGAAATTCATGCCGGTTTTCCGGATCCCGAGCGCCTTACGCGCTTTTGGAGTGAGACCCGCCCACCACTGCAAGACCTCGGCACCCGCCAATCCTAGACTCGCAGCCAGAGGCGCGAGCGCAACGCCGAGGCCGATATCCTTCGACCGAATGGCTAGGACAATGGATTCCGATTGCCTCTGCGCAGGCGTCAGCTCGAGCGGCGGCGGATCCGCAGGGGCCGGAACATCGCCGAACTTTTCCCGGATCTCCTCGATTTTCGGATGATTCTCGATCGGCTCTTCCGAGAGAGGCAGAGTCTCCTCGCCCTCGCTCTTCACACGTCGGCCAATCTCCTCGAGCACGAGCATGCGGCGATAGGCATCCGAGAACCGCGGGTTTTTCAGGACCGCCTCGAGCAGCTTGTCCGGCGCACTTGAACACGCAGCCGTAAATTCCGTAGCGGGCCAGGAGTGCGACGGCAACGGTCCTTCGATCAAATCTCGCTCAAGAATATCCAACGCCGAGACAGAATCGGCACTTACCGGGACAGTCTCCGGACCATCCGCAAGGGCCGCAGAGCAAAGCGCATATCGCTCCGCGCCGACCTTCTGAATTTCCGGATGCTGCTTTCCTGTGGTGGAAAGCCAGACGTGAACGCTTTGCGGGTTCCTGGCGACGGCCTCGGCGATTTGTCTCACGTTCGCGCCATCTGGCCCGGCCGACGCGAGAAATTCCAAGATCCGGCCGGTGAGAGTCGGCGGTTTTTCTGCCGTCTCTTCCGGCGCCTGCGAAGCCACATCCGCCGCCGCTTCGACGATCGACTCATCCGCCGGCGGCGCATCGTTCTTTTTCTTCCCGTTTTTCTTCTGCGCAAGCTCCGCCTCGACCGAAGCGCGGATCTTTTTTGCGTCGACCTCATAGAGAGCCAGCCAGGGCGTGAACGGCGGCGCCTCCGGCCCATTGTGCCGCAACGCACCCGCGAGCAGGAGCTCGAGGATTACCGCGATTCGTTCCTTCGCGCCAATGCCCTTCCAATGCTCCCGCAACCCCTTTTGATAATCGCGGCCGGAATGCACGGCCTCCGGAGCCTGGATTTTCAGCCGCTTGGCGATCCACCAGAAGGCATCCGCCGACGCGTGATACATGGCGAGCTCGAAGAGCTGCTTGAAGAAGCTGTCCTCTGAGACAATCCCGACGTTCGAGATCTGCTTGTGCAGGGCCGCCATCTCCGCCATCGCGACCGCCGTCTCGATCTTCGCCGCCTCCGCTTCCGCTCGCTTTTTGGCCCCTTCGTGGTCGACGCGGCCCGCTGACTTCACGTCCTCCCGAAAGACCGGCGAAGACTTGCCCGCCTTGACCGCCATGGAATGTGCCGCGAATGCCTGGCCCCGATTCACAAGCTCATGGATCCCGCCTCGCGCGTCCCTCACGACCACGATCTCCGGCTTGACCAGCTTGACGACCTTCTCGACCAGCGTTCCCGCGTTCTTCGCGTCCCCATTCCCGCTATCGGCGACCAGCACCGTTTGCGGCGTCGTCGGGATGCCATTCAGGAGTTTCTTCCAGCTCGGCGCACGCTTGACGTTCGACGCCAGCGCGTCCGCGGGAACCTGTTCCGATAGCTCCACGTAGGGCGAATTATGCGGCAGAGACGTGCCGCCGTGCGCGAAAACCTTGTCCGCCTCGGCCTCGGAAAGAACGCGCTTTCCGTCCTTCAGTGCCGCGCTGCGAGCCTCCTCCCAGGCCGCATCCATCTTCCGCTGATAGCATGGCGGATTCGTGCAAATCGGCTTCGCGGATCCCGGATCGATATCGCTCAACTCCGGGTTATTCGTGTTCAGGAATGGGCAATCCGAGCAGGCACCCCCACAGATCCGCACGCCCGCCGCGTCGCACTCGACCGGCACGAGCTCCGCATCGTCCATCGCGAAGGCCGGGGCCTTGATCGTCACCATGTAGCGATCGCGCAGATGCGAGGCGAAATCACGCGTCGAGAGCGGCTCCGCCTGGTAGAGCGGATGCAGCAATTCCTTTGTGGCCGACTCACGAGCCGACGGACTCGGGATCCGCGAGAGCAAGCGCAGATGCGCGAAGAAAATGCGGCCGGCGTCCACCGCCTCCAATGCCTCTACCGGCACGCACAGGATCTTGACCCGTTGCTCGACATAGGCCGGCGTCCGGCCGATGCGATCGCCGATACTCGCGTAAGTGAACCGGTCGGATCCGTCCTCGTTCTTCAGCGACAGGAGCGCCGCGTAACCTTCCGCCTCCTCCCGGATCGAGAGATCCTCGCGCTGGAGATTCTCGACGAGCTGGAGCTCTAGCGCATCGTCGTCGCAGAGATAGCGGACGATGCACGGCGCCTCCGCCAGATTCGCCGCATTCGCCGTGCGCAGCCGGCGCTCGCCCGCAACCACCTCGAAATCACCGCCCCATTTTTCCGGATCGATCGTGGCGAGCGTCGCCTCGACCGTCGCGCGATCCGTGAGCCCCACGCACCACCACGGCCGCGTGAGCAGCGGCGTCATGATGCCCAGGGATTTTACGCTCTCGAGGAGCTCCTGCATTTTCGCCTCGTCGAAGCGTTTGCGGGGATTGGAAGCGCTCGCTTTGAGCCGCGACAACGGGATTTCTTTCAGGATCATTCTTCGTGGTTTGGTTGAGTGTGCTTTTCGGTTTTCTTCCCGCCGCGGCGGTTCTTGTTCCCCTCTTGAGCGGCCGCATAATTCGGCTTTGAGGAGGAAGATTTTTGATGAGGGAATTGAGTCCCCAGGAATCCCGCGGCCTCGAGCGTGCCGCCGATCACCTTGTCGAAGCGCCACGCCTGCGCGGCCTTCGTTTCACCGACCAGGAGCGCCAGCTCCTGGTACGACATATCCAGAATGAGATCCGAGCGGATCGCCTTCACGACCGCGTAAATCCGGCGAATCACCTTGTCCGGGCCCGGACCGTCGGCGAAAAAATACTCGAGGAGCATGTCCTGCGCGGAGCGCTTGATCTTCCACTCCTCCGCCTCCTTTGCTTCGAGCTCGGCTTTCAGCTTCGATGCCGGATCCACGCCGCGGCACCCCTCGCGGCCAATCACCTCATCGAGAGGCGTATGATTGAAAACCACCTCTTGCCCGCGCGCCTCGATCTTGCGGTAGGCCCGCGACAGCACCGCGTCGCAAGTGCTCTCGTGCTGCGCGAGGAGCCGAATCGCCAGCGGCGTCAATTTGACCGGAGACGCCACTACTTACCGCCCTCCCGGATCAGGACCGCGAGCGCCGCCTTGCGCGCCTCACTCTCCGCCAACAAAGGCGTGCTTTCACGGCCTCTGGCCTTCTCTGACCCCGTGTCCGTCTCGACGTTCCAGGCATAGGCGCCATCGACACGCCACACCCAGCCATTGAGCACTCCAACCGAGAACGATCGAACATAATGCTCCGGTTGAGATTCGAGCGCAAAAGGCTCCGGAGGCGGCGCCAGGCGCGGCGATGAATTAGAGTCGATCATAGGGAAGGAAGAGGCGCGTCCCACTCCTCGCCGCACGGCGAGGGGAAGGGCGCGATCCGGAGCTCGCCATCACCATTGGAAATAACGGCGAATTCAGCCCCACCGGGGCCGCGCACACCGACCGCGACAAGCTTGCGCGAATCGTAACAACGGGAGAAATACGCCCAATGCGGGAGCAAGGGCGGCAAGGCACCCATAAATGCCGGCAGGCATTGATAACGGCGCCTCACCATGGACGGCGCCCCTCTTCGTTTAAGGCTTTAGCAGAGACCCGCGCATAGTGTTCCGCCAGCGGACCGCTGAAATGCCGCACATAAAGAAACACCCCTTCTGTCTTTCCAATAGACCAGCGCACCCTCCACATCGCGCCGGCATGATCCTGAATCGCCTCCCACTTGCCGGAGGACAGCGCTCTCGCCGACGACTCCAAGCGAGCACGTACGCCCTGGACGGCAAGAACTCCTAGCGCACCGGAAATGCCTCCCAATACGCAACAAAGCAGCCCGAAGCTCAGGAAAGCCGAGACGAGATCCGGGGGGATATAACCGCTCATCGCGCGCCCTCCGCGAGGCCTTTGCGGCACTCGTGCAGCATGCGCTCGACTTCGCTTTCGTCCTGGTCGAGATCCTCCGGGAGAGAATCCTCGATCGAGGCCGATTTTTCGTGTCTCGAGTCAGCGCGAAAATCCTCCCGTGCGAGTTCCTCGCGCAAGCGCTGGAACTCCGCCGCCACCTCCTCATCGGAAAGCGGACGATTGGCAACGATGCGCCGACGCCGGCGGAGTTTGGCGACTTCCTCCGCCCGCTCACGGTCGAGCTGCCGCTGCAAAGGATCATCCCAAGCATCGAAATCCGTTGCCGGATCCTCTTGCTTCGCGCGACCCCGGGAACGCCGTAAATGGCGGGGGTTTGCTACGGATTTGCTACGCCGCTTTTGTAAATCGCTGTTTTTGAGCGATTTACTGCACCGGGCGGGGGTCGAACCCACAACCTCTGCCT